TACCTGTTAAAGTCTCATCTACTGGTATACCTTCTTCTTGAAAGATGTCGTATAGCAGCGTTCCAAACGTTACAAGTCCTTTTGGTATTTTTATACTAGCACTAACACCAGCTCCAACCAAAGATTCTACAAGAGATGCCTCTTCTTCTACTTCTTTACCTCGTACTTTATCTACAATTTTACTTATACCTCTTATGACTTCTTCTTGAACTGTGCCTGTTTTAGTGTCTGGAGAGATAACATTACCAAAGAAAGGAGTTCCCTTTTCCTCTGGCTCTTTTTCTGGTATTTCTAATATGGGCTCTGGCTTTGACTCTTCTGAAATTAAATTTTCAGAGTTGTCTGTATTTTCTTCTATTATTTCTTCGAAAGTAAGACCTTCTAGTTCATCTAATCGATCAGACATTCAGCCCCCTTTCTATTTTTCACCTATAGGAATCAATAGTTCATTTCTAAATACCATCCATGTTCCTCTTACAAAGTCATAATAAACTTTATTTGGTTGGAATATGACGTTACCACTTGGTTTGAATGCTTTTACTGTTTTTTCACCTAATTGTGTAGTTGTTTCCTCTAATTTATTAATCTCTCTTTTAGGTATAGCTGTTTTAGCCTCATCTAATTTATTTTTAAGTTTAGGATTTTGTAATGCAGAATCACGTGCATTACCCACAGCGGTTGCTTCATCTGTAGAATATAATTTTCTACCAGCAGCATCTGTTTCAGATAACAATCCTTTTATAAAAGTTTTTTTATCTTGTCTTCTTATCTCTGCTTGTGATGGTGGATCTTTATAATACGCTTTATTAAACTCTATGTTAAAAGCTTCTTTAAAAGGAATACCTTTTGCCTTTGCTAGTGCCTTTGCGTTTCTATTTATTTTATCAATACTAGTGCCACCTGACTTTGCAAGTAAAGTGGCAGCTAATTTTCTTCTACTCGCGTCTCTTAATTGTTGAGCTCTAATAGCAGTTGCTAAAGGTTTTTTAGTTGCACCTACAATCTCTTGTAGTTTTGTGCCACCTGCAGCCTCTCCACCAATTAAATTAGCACCTGTTTGTAATAAAAATTGTGTTAATGGGTTTGCTAATGGGCTAGCTCCGGCGCCTGCAATAGCATCAATTACATTTACTCTATCTTGAACACTTTTTATTCGGTCACGCATAGCATCAGATATAGCTTTTTCTGCGAAGCTTTCTCTAGTCTTGATACCAGTCATGATACCCTCCATGACTTCCCCACCTTTTCTAAACATTGGTCTTTTTAATATTCTACTCATATTATGCAAACTTTATTGGCGCTGGATTAATTAATCTGTAAATACCAGCTAGTGTTGATGCTGTTCCAAGTCCTGTTGCTAACGGTGATGGTGTAGCTGCTGGTGGTAATATTTGCTCTCTACCAGGATATCCTGCAATTAATTGCGTAACACCAGAACCAAATTGTTGAGCTGCTTCTAGTGGTTGTAAAGCTTGTCTTGATGCAAGCTGTTGTTGAGCTGTTAATTGTTGTTGTGCTCTTGCGCCTTGTTGAGCACCTAAACCTGTTAGTGCTGAAATTTGTTGACCTAGCAATGCAGGTGTTTGTTGAGCTAATTGTAGATTTCTAGTGAAGTCTTGTGCAGCTAAATTTTGCGCTTGTGTAAATCCTTGACTTAATAATTGAGCTTGTAATGCTGCTCTGTTTCTATCTGATGCTGCTTGAAACTCTGCTCTTTGCACACCTTCTCTACCACCACCAAATGCTCCAGCACTAACAGCTTGAGCAGCTAATGCAGGTAAACCTTTTTGTGTTTGTCTGTCAAACTCTGCTAATGTTGTGTCAATAACATCTTGTTGAAACGGAGACATATAAGCTTGAAAAGCTGTAGGTCCTGTTAATTGTTGCGCTTGTGTTAAAAAAGGTTGAAAGCCACCAAGTCCTGTGGCTAATTGTTCTGCTTGCGTTGTTAATGCACCAGGTCCAGCAACAAACTGTGGACCCATAATAGTAGAAAGATCTGTGGTTTTAAATGTGCCTATCGCTTTTGTTAGATCATCTAAAAATGTTTTTGCACCCGCTTCTATAAACTCTGCTGGGGCTGTTCTTACTACTTCTGCCATTATGCTTTTCCTCCTACTTCTAATCTTTTCATGGTGTCATACATCCTTTGTGCTCCTAAATTAACGTCTCCGCCACCAGCACCTCTTACAGCATCTGCTGTAAATACAAATTCGTTATTTGACAACATCGCTGGGATATCGTCCGCTTTTTCTTTTATACCAACAGGTTGTATAAATCCACCAGTTTTTCTAAGATCTAGCTCCTTAACACCTTTTGGATTTTGCCTGATAGGCAGACCCTCGATGCCCGCCGCTTGCATGGCGTTATCGCTAGCCGTATCCATCTTACCACCTATAGCTGCTAAACCTCTGTCTTCTATATTAAAAAATTTTTCTTCTCTTTTACTCATTCTCTCAAACTCAGCAAAAGCTGCTTTTTCTGCTTCTATTGGAGACATTCCCATGTCTAAATATTTTTCAAACAAAGCTTCTAGTATTTTATCGTTCTCTATATTAGATGCCATTTTTATTGGAATGTCTTCTTCTATTCCAAAGTCTCCTGGTTTTGGTCCAAAAGGATTTACAGGTTGTGTTGGGTCTGGCGGTAATACTGGACCATTAGCAAAACCTATTCTGCCACCATCTGCTGAGTTTATTCTTACAAATTCTCTAACTTCCTCTTCATAAACCTCTGGATCTTTATCTCCTGGAGGATTTAAATTTCTATAATATAATTCTAAATATTGTGATGGATCTCTAGCTAATTCTTCTTCAGCTTGTTCTGGTGGCATGCCAAGTGTCTTTGTTAAAAAAGTAGTTACTGCACCTAGTGTAGCTAGTTTAGTTATATTACCACCAGCTTTACTAGCTAAAAATTTTCCAATTGGACTTGTAGAAAATTTACCTTTTACAATATCAAGATCAGGCGCATCTACATTTGGCACTCCAGTAAATAAACCACTAATAGCCGAAGGTAAATTAGCTAAATTTCTAAAACGCTGAAGTCCTTGACCAGTTGCAAATATACCTTGACCACCTAAAAATTGAGAACCACCTAAAGCATAAGCACCTGCAGCTAATAAGGCTGCTTTACCAACATCAGATGATACAATATCTTTTACACCTTTAGTAACTTTTTTAACGGCTTTTTTAACACCACCTAATAAAGCTTGTTCTCTAGGCACGATATCCATAATACCACCGCCCATACGTAATTGTCTTTTCATTTGTCCTCTTGTTATTGGCATATTTAATTAAATCCTTATTGGCAGGCTTTGATATCCTGAAACACTCAATCTACTTGGTTTTTGAGAATAAATCAAGACTTGGCATAACTACTGTAAGATCCCTTCTAATATCATCAGGGGATATGCCTTTTGCCTTCCACTCCTCCTCGTTTTTGTACTCTTCTCCAGTCTTTTTATTAGTTATTTTTTCTATTATTTTCTCTGGTTTTAGTTCTTTCATTATGTGGTTACCTCTCTTGGCTGTATTTGTAGTATTGAAGCTATGACGTGCAGCTCATTCGCGTCACTAGCTTGTACCTTTAGAATCTCACTCTCCTCCATTACAAGAGGTTGAGTCAGTAATTCTACTGTTGTGTTGGTATCAACAGCCTTTGTTTTAAAAAGACTGAATATGTTAGCTGATGCATCAACTAAAGTTACATCAATATTACAACTAGATCCAGAATCATTAGATACTAATATTGATTTAACAAGAGATACGTTAGCTGATGGCACCGTATATATCGTTGTAAGGTCTGTTGTTGTTAAATCTGCTTTTGCGTTTACGAAACTATTTGACATTAATTTAAAAAGAAGTTTTCAGCTTCTACCTCATCTTTTAATTCTTGTTGAAACGTTGTATTTAATTTTTGTATGATAGCATCAAGATCTCTAACTTGTGCGTCAGCAACATCTTGTCTATATTCTTTACTAGGTCTTGTTAATATTTGTACTATCTTTGCCATTATCTTCTTCCATCCGGTTGTATGTCTAATCTAAATCCACCAAGTTTCCAACTCTGTGCTGCAGCTGTGTTTGCAATTTTTAAAGACACTGCTCTAGCCCTTGCTCTTGTATCAACCTTTTCCGTCGAAGACGAGATTGTAAAAGGACCAAGAGCTGAACTTGCTTCAGTATTATTTGGAAAGTTTCTTAAGTTTAAAGTAATTTGTGTGTTACCTGTTTGAGATAAAAAGTCAGGTATAAATCTTCTAATTTTTGCAAAAAACTCACCATCACCACCTTGACTAATATCAAAGTCTCCTGATTGTATATTAGAGGTTATGGCAGTTGTGGCAGTTGATGTTACTTGATCGGTGCCAGTCTCATGTTCGTAGTATATTGTGCAGCCATCTGTGTTGCCAACGACATCATAAGAGTTGTTAGAACTAGCGTCGTAGTCTGTGGCGTGAGGTTTACCAAACACTGCAGAGTCCTGCCACGTTGTTCTATCTAATGTGCCTGTCGTCCATATTGGTCTTTGAGGTGAAGATTCAAAATAATTATAGGTTACAACTCTATTAACGACTGTAGAACCTGATGAACAATAGAACCAATTAATCTCACCAAACAAATTATTTAATCCAGCATTTATAAGTTGATTAGCTGTTGTATTTAAATCATCATAAACAAAATCTTCTACAAGACATGGTAAAGACTCAAGAGCACCAGCATATTTAAAGAAACCATTCTCTGACATCCAGTATGCAGCACCATCTACCTCTACCGCAGCGTTCTGTCCTATTAATCCACAGTTGGTTCCTACTTGCGCAAAACCAAAAGTAAAAGGTGGACCAATAAATCTTTGTGTGAACAAAGCAGTATCCGTCCAAACATAGATTGCATCACGACCTCTAACTGCTCCTATAATTCTAGAACCATCTGCAAGTCTTTGTGTGCCTGCTGTATTGGTAGCTGTGGGTGTGTAAGTGTTAATATCTTCTTGATTAGAGAATCTAATAAACATTTGATCTTGCGTGCTTGGTGTCCCAATCGTTGTTTCTGTTCCAAAGAATACTAAGTGTCTGTCTGGTGTAGATACAATCATATCTCTAGACGCAGTCGGAGCTCCAGTTATAATTGTAGCTCTTGTTGCGTTTGCATTAGATAAATCTGCGTTCCATTCAAAAACTTGTGCATTATGTATTAGTGCAATAATTTTATTACCAAAGTTATCTATAGACCAAAGACCTGGATCAATAACTAAGTCACCTGAAGCTGCCTCGCCCCACGCTACAAAGTCTGAAGTATTTGTTACAGTCGCTCCGTCTGAGTGTGCAGCTCTTGTTGTTCCTCTAACTGCTCTCGTAATTCCTGTTAAATCGTTACCAGAAACTCCTGTGTAAGATATTTCTTCTGTTCCTACTTTTATAAAGTTTGTTCCTGTCGTTGGAAAGTTTGTTGTGCTCGCTAGTGTTAT